GGTAGGCAAGCAGCCGGTCCTCGGCCTCGTTATGCTGCTCGCCCCGGTGATCCAGAAAATCACCGCCGCCCTGAAGGATAACAAGACGGCGATGGACGCCGTGGACAAGGCGCTGAAAGCCCTCCAGCCGGTGATGGATTTCCTCGCCGGGATCATCGAGAAGATCGCCGGGCTGTTCTCCACGGCCGTGGACCGCGTCCTGGAATGGGCCGGGGACACCACCAGCTCTTTCCGGACGGTCGTTGCCGGTGCCGTGGGGGTCGGAAACGCCCTACTGCAATTCATCCTGGCACCCGTCCGGACCATCATCGACGCCTTCAAGGGCCTGGGGAACGTCATCAAGGACGTGTTCACCGGGCAGTTCGCCAAGGTGAAGGAGGACGCCGCCACCGCCGCCAAGGGCATCGCGGACGCCTTCCGCACCGGGTTCGACTTTAAGGGCAACTTCGAGGCGGGCAAGGAGGCCGGGGACGCCTTCGTCGCGGGCCTGCAGTCCACGAAATCCAATGCCAAGAAGGCCGGGAAGGACGTGGGAAAGGCCGCGAAGGACGCCCTCACGGAAGCGCTCACCCTGGACCCGGCGCAGGTCGCCACCGAGATGGATAAGATCATCGCGGAGACCGACAAGAAAATCGCGGAGCTGGACGCCACCCTCCAGAAGGGGGCGGAAGACGCCCGGAAGACCGCCTCCGCCCGGGAGAAGGATCGCCTCGCGGACATCGACAAGGCGGCGCAGGAGGCGCTGCGCTGGAATGAGATCCAGGCGGAGAACGACCGCACCCGGGAGGAGAACGCCTTCCAGATCCAGCAGGCCGCGAACCAGCGGAAGCTGGACGCGCTGCGGCAGTTCGCCGCGGACGCCCTCGAAGCCGGGGACCTCACCGCATACCTGGACTATCAGCAGCAGGCCGCCGACCTGGAGGTCAAGATCACCCAGGACGCCGCGGACCACGAAAAGGCCATCCGGCAGCAGCAGGCGCAGGACGCGCTCACCATCGCGCAGACCTACGTCGCCGGGTTGTCTTCCGTCCTGAGCTCCGTGGCGGATATTTACGAAAGTATGGCAGACGGCACCGCCGACGCCGAGAACAAAGTCAAGGGCATCCGGATCGCCGCCGCGACCATCGAAACGATTGCCGGAGCCATCGCCGCGTATATGGGCGGCGTGAAAACAATTCCCGGCCCTGCCGGTATCATCCTCGGTATCGCGCAGGCGGCCACCGTGACCGCCGCCGGCGTGGCGAACATCGCGAAGATCCGTGCGACGCAGATCCAGGGCGGCAGCGGGTCCGGGTCCGCCGGAACCGCCGCGGCGCAGATCCCGGCCTTCGCGTCCGCGTCCGCCGTGCAGGCTCCGGCCGTGCCGCAGTCCGTCCAGGAGACCGCGGCCGTGGAGAACGCCCGGAACACCGCCGACCTCAACAAGAACGTCCGGGACCAGCGCGTCTATATCCTCCAGTCGGACCTGGAGGCGTCCGGCCGTCAGGTCGCCGTCCGGCAGGCCGAGAGCACCTTCTGACGGAAGGCCCGGTTTTCGGGGTTTTCCGGGCCGTCCAGCGCCCCGGTGGGAATGTACCGCCGGGGCGTTTCGCGTCGCTCTACGGGCGCGGGATGGTACACTGCGGGCCGGCAATCATATATCCCGGCAGTATGACGACATTTAACGGCCTTCCAGTTTTCGCGGTCACCCTCTCCACCTCCGGAGACGGGGTGGTCCGCGTGTCCCTCGTGGACGATCCCGCCGTCCGGTCCAACTTCGACGTCTTCCGTGCCGCCGCTGACAATGCCCCGGCCCTCTACGCCGTCCAGGATGAAGACCGGCACCTCGTCAGAGGCGTCGTCCTTCGCGCCGACTATCCCATCTTCCGCCGCGACTCCGACACGGATCCGGGCTACTACGTGACCTTCAGCAAGGCCGTGATCCGCGAAATTGCGGAGAAATACCTGGCGGACGGGCGGCAGAACGCCGTGGATACGGACCACAACGGCCAGGAGGTGGACGGCGTGGAGATGGTGCAGTTCTTCATCAAGGACACCGCCGCGGGCATCGCCCCGGATGGGTTCGACGGCATCGCGGACGGGTCGCTTTTCGCGGAATACCACATCACCAACCCGGACGTCTGGAGCGAGATCAAGGCCGGAACGTTCAAGGGATTCTCCGTCGAGATCTTCTACACCCTTGTCCCCACGTCCGCCCGGATGGAGGCCGAGCCGGAAGCCGCCCGCGTGGCGGGCATCCTCACGCAACTCTTTTCAAAAATCACTGATATGTCCATTCTGAAGAAAATTCGCGCCGGGCTGCAGCGTGTGCTCGTGGAGTTCGGCGCCACCACCACCGACAAGGGCGTCCTCTACTGGGACGGCGATGAAGACCTGAAGGCCGGCGACTCCGTCTACACCGAGGACGAAGACGGCAACCGGTCCGCCGCTGCCGACAGGGACTACGTCACCGCTGACGGCAAGACCATCGTCGTCGTGGACGGCCAGGTCTCCGAAATCAAGGACCCGGAGGCGGAAGTCTCCAGCGAGCCCGAGGCGGAGCCCGATACCGAGAGCGCCGCGATGCGCCGCTTCAAGGCCATCCGCGCCGCCTTCGACGAATCCTACGAGGAGAAGGAGCGCGCCATCTACGCGGCCATCTACGCCGCCCGCAACAGCGACTACAACTGGTACATCGTCGTGGCCGGGGCTGACTTCGCCGTCGTCTGCGTGCTCGAGGAGAAAGGCGAGCGCTACCTGCGTTATGCCATCGCCTGGAACGAGGACGGCACGGCCGTCGCATCCGACCCCGTCGAGGTGAAGCACGCCTTCGTCCCCGTGGACGCCGATCCGGACGCCGATCCGGACGAGGACGCACCCACCGAGGAGGAATTCGCCGCCGCCGTCCGCGCCGCGGAGACCTACAAGGCGGAGAACACGGCCCTGAAGGCCCGCATCGCCGCCCTGGAAAAGCGCCCGGCCGCCCCGAGCGCCCATAAGTCCTTCAAGCAGGCTGACGGCTCCGCCACCACCGGCGACAAGGGCCTCGACCGCCTCGCCAACCGTTTCAAGAAATCCAAGTAATACCGTATCACTATGGCAACCAACAACTTTATCGTGTCCAGCCTCCCGGAGTACGTCCAGGAGCTGGAGCCCGTGCTGATCGACCAGGTCTCCGTCCACGGTCCGACCATCGACCGCATCGCCCTGCAGACCGGCATCAAGAAGTCTGCGAACCTCAACTATCTGGACATCCGTCCGATCCTCCAGAACGGCGCCGGGTGCGGGTTCACCCCTCTGGGCGAAGTCGAACTCACCGACCGCGAAATCAACGTGGCCGTCCTGAAGATCAACCTCGAAATCTGCGCCGACAAGCTGCGCGGCACCTTCGCCGAGCACCTGATCCGGAGCAACGCCGAGGAAGGCGACCTCCCCTTCAAGCAGGAGATCACCGACGCCCTCTCCGCCTTCATCCAGGAGGCCGTGGAAATGGCCATCTGGCAGGGTGACACCGAGAGCGACGATCAGAACCTCTCCAACTTCGACGGCTTCATCAAGCTGGCGCAGGGCGAGGCTGGCGTCATCGACGTCAACATCGCCGCGGCGGACACTATGACCGCCGCCCTGGAGAAGGTCCGGCAGGCCATTCCCGCGTCCGTCCGCAAGCGCGGCGCCGTCATCCGCGTCTCCCCGGAGGACTTCGAGACCTATATGGTCGAGCTCGTCAACGCGAACCTCTTCCACTACAGCGGCCCGCAGGACGAGGATCCCACCGAGTGGACCATCCCCGGCACCCGCATCCGCGTCGTCTCCACCGAGGGCCTGAGCGGCACCCGCTACATCTTCGCGACCTACGACCGTAACCTCTACTACGGCACGGACCGCGAAAACGACAAGGAGGAATTCGTCCTCCAGTACGACGAGAAGGCCGAGACCTTCCTGCTGAAGGTCCGCTGGGCTTCCGGCGTCCAGATCGCATTCCCGGACCGCGTCGTGCTTGGCACCCGCGCCTAATCCGGGGCACATCCGTAAAGCCACGCGGGGCGGGGGATCCCGCTCCGCGTTTTCGTAAAACCCAAAAGCAAAGACAATGAACTGCAAACCACAAGTCTTCGCCTTCCCGGCCTCCTGCTCGCCCAAGATGGGCGGGCTACAGGCCATCTACGTCGCGGATCCCGACGCGGTGAAGGTGACGGTCACCGTCGCCACCGGGCGCGCGACCCTCGCGGCCGTGACGGCCGGGGCCAAGCCGTTCTACACCTGGGAGCTCGCGCCGAATGCCTCGACGCTGGAGAGCACCGCGCAGGTGAACGCCGCAAACAACACCCGCTTCTGGCAGCACGTCCTGACGGCCGTGCTCAATAACTTCTCACCGGAGACCGCCGGGGCGAACGTCCTGTCGCGCCTGACGCGCCTCTGCATCGTCGTGGAGACCCGCGGCGGGGACCAGCTCCTCGTCTCCGCGGAGGATTCCCTATCCGGCGCCGTATCGCGCGGCGCGGAGGTGACCGGCTTCGTGATCAACGAGGGCACCCAGCGGTCCGACGCCGCCGGGCGCGCCACGATCACCGCTACCCTGGATTCCTTCCTGACGCCCCTCGCGACGTCCGTGTCGAACCTTGTAAACGCCTGACCCTATGAGCTGCTTATCTCAGACATTCCACATAGACTCCGCGTCCTGCGGGGCCAAGATGGGCGGCATCCGCGCCCTGCTCTGGGCCACCGGCATCGCCACCCCGGGGCTGGACCTCACCCCGGGGTCGGATTACTTCCTTCTGGTGAACGGCACCTTCCAGCGCATCCCCGGGCGCGGATCCTTCCAGTGCGTCGCCCAGGTCAACGAGGCCGACGGCGGCGTCTACTATCGCAGCGAGTTCGCCTTCAACCCGGACGGCTACAAGTCCGGCGAAGACGCGCTGGCCTTCCTGCTCGCGGCCTTCAGCGAGATGGCCGACGACGACATCACCGTCCTCGCGGAAGACTGGAACGGCACCTATCACGTTATGGGCTGGGGCCTAACCCGGCTCTCCGGAACCGTTAATCGCTTCCCCGTGTGGCTCGCCACCGGTCAGGACGCGACCGGCACGGAGCACACGGACCGCACCGGCTTCGCCCTGACCCTCGCGTCCACGCATCCGCTTCCAGCGATGCGCGCGAATGATGGTGATTTCACGATCGATAACCCCTCCAACGACTGACGCTATGAGCTGCTATCCTTCGCAATCTTTCAAGCCCGGCATCCCCCGGGCGTGCGGGGCGTCGATGGGCGGCCTGCGCCGAATCTTCATCGCCACGTTCAACTCCAGCTGGCCGAACGCCCAGGCGCCCTTCGTCAGAGTCAGCGTCGAAGGCCATCTGGCAGACGTCCGTTTCGCACCGTGCCCGGTTCCCGGTTCCGGACGCTGGGGGCTTGTGGCCGATATTCAAGGCGTGATTAGTCCTCGAGCAATTATCACCGCCATCATCCACGACGGCGATCCGGGAGCCAAGTTCTACGAGGTTGACGTCTCCCGCACCGGCGCGGCGATCAACGCCACCACCGAGGTAAACGAGGAAAACAACACCACCGTCGTGGCCACCGTGATCACCATCCCGGTGACCCGGCTTTCCGCGGAAGGCGTGTCCGTCATCAACCAGTTGCTCCGGGCCCCCTGCTTCGTCGTCGCGGAAGACTGGGCCGGGCACCTGATCCCGGTGGGCCTCGAATCCCCGGCGCGCATCAGCTCCGCCACTCTGGAAACGGGAGGCGCACCCGGCGACCGGTCCGGGGAGACGTTTGAGATCCACGCCTATTCCGCGGGTCTCCCGCCAGTATCACTGGACGAGTATGATTACAAGACGATCGCGTCCCCTGGGTATTCGACCGTGTCCCCGGAAGATTTCCGCGCCGCCTTCGTCTTCGACGTCTGACGCACTCTATCTCTCCTGCCTTGCGCCCCTGGTATGACGACCGGGGGCGCTTTGCATATATCTCGGCAGAATGATCTACGTCAAAGACATATCCGCCCCCGTGACCCTCAACATCCCGCGCAACTGCGGGAAGGCCTCCCAGGGCATCGACCTCGACGTCATCGGGACCGTGTCCCGGGCGCCGCGGCCCGTCCCCGTGGGGAACTGGCAGGCGGGCGTCTACTACTACACCCTGGACGCTGATTTCCGGACCTTCCGGGCCGGGGAGTATGAGTACATCCTCTCCGATTCCGACACCGGCGAACCGCTGGCCTCCGGTATCATCGTCCTGGGAGCCATCCCCGCCGCCGTCCCGTCCGAATACAACAACCCCCGATATTATGAGCAATATAATGCCTGACACCCGGACCACCGTCCGCTTCGCGGCGCTGGACCCCTACATCCAGCGCAAAATCCCGTCCCCGGCGGCGGCCCGCACCACCGGCAGCGACCGTTACCGCTGGGGCACCGGCGACACATATCCCGATTATCTCCTGGACCTTTACAACCGCAGCACCACCCTGCGCGCCTGCGTGGACGGATCCGTGGACTACATCCTCGGGGACCGCGTCGCATTCGACGGATCCGACAACACCCTCGTCAACGAGCGGGAGAATGCCCGGGACGTCATCCGGCAGATCGCGACCAACCTCAAGCGCGTGGGCGGCTTCGCGATCCAGGTCGTCCGTGACTATACCGGCGCCGTCCGCAGCCTTTACAGCTTGGACCTGCGCTATATCCGTACCAATGAAGATAACGACGTCTTCTGGTACTCAGAAAAATGGGGCAAGGCCGGGCCCAAGCCCGCGGTCCTTCCCGCCTTCATCCCGTTCACTCCGGAAGAATGGGCGGCCCTGGACGAAGACCAACGGAACAGCCACACGTCCTCCGTGCTCTGGTACAAGGAGCGCGCCGAAGCCGTCTACCCGATGCCGTGCTACCTCGCCAGCATCCCCGCCTGCGAGACCGAGGCCGCCATCGACAACTTCAACCTCAACGGCCTGGAGAACGGCTTCGCCGCGTCCGCCGTTCTGAACTTCAACAACGGGATCCCCTCCGACGAAGACCAGGACGAAATCGAGCGCCACGTCAACGAGAAGTTCGCGGGTCATCAGAACGCCCTGCGTATAATGCTCTCATTCAATAGCGACAAGGACCACGCCGCGACCGTGGACCAATTCGAGGTGAAGGATTTCGGCGACCGCTTCGCCGCTGTCACCAACACCGTGTCCCGCAAGATCGCGACCGCCTTCCGCGCAAATCTGAACCTCTTCGGCGTGCCAACTGAGTCCAACGGGTTCAACTCCGAGGAATACCAGGCCGCCTTCAAGCTTTTCAACCGCACGCAGATCCAGCCGGCGCAGCAAGCCATCATCGACGCTTTCACGAAGATCTACGGCCGACCGATCCTCTCTATCGACCCGTTCACCCTGGACGGGCCGGAAGCTAACACCCTGCAATAATGGCAACCACGGAACAACTGCTCACCTCCGCGCGTTTCGTCAAGGACGCGACCTCCATCTCCGACAACATCGCCGGGAAGTTCCTCCTGCCCTCCATCCTGGAGGTGCAGGAGACCCGGTTCCGGCAGGTGGTGGGGTCCTGCCTCCTGGACCGCCTGAAGGAGCTCTGCGCGGACGGGGACATCACCACGTCCGACTACCAGGCTTACAAGGACCTGCTCGACCGGGCGCAGTATTTCCTGGCCTACGCGGCCGCGGCGGAGTGCTGCGTGAAGGCCTCCTACAAGCTGAACAATTTCGGCGTGTCCCGGACCACCGACGATCACCTGCAGGCCGCCTCCTTCGGGGAGGTGGCGCAGATGCGCGACTACTACACCTTCAAGGCGGACGCGGCGTGCCGTGACCTTCAGGCGTGGATCCGTGCGAACCGCGCGGCCTTCCCGGAGCTGGACGGCGGCTGCTGTTCATCCGCGAACCTCCACAGCTCGGCGAGCTGCCCCGTGTACCTGGGCGGCGCCCGGGGGAAGAAACTGCCCGGGGGAGGGGGCTGCTGCTGATATGACCCTCTTGGAACTCATCCGGAAGATCGAGGCCGTGGCGCTCAGTCAGCCCGCGGTGAACACCATCGTCCCGAACGACATCAACACCCTCAACACGCTGCCGGACGTCCGGTATGGCGTCTTTGCGTGGACGCAGGAACAGCATCAGGAGGCGCTGGAGGACTACGGTCCGACCTTCCGGTTCGCGTTCATCTATGCGGACCGCCTGACGGAAGACGGCGGCAACCAGGTGGAGGTGCAGAGCACGGGCGTTGAGGTGCTTCGAAACGTCATCCGGACGCTGGCGTCGGAGCTGGAGGTGACGAGCTGGACCTATGACACGTTCAACGAGCGTTTCGCGGACGTATGCGCCGGGGCGTTCGCTCGCGTGTCCATCCGGGTCCCTGCCGGGACCCTTTGCGAAGAAATATTCTAAAATATTGAAATATGGACAATTATCTGAAATTCCAAATCGCCGCCGCCCTTGTGCGTGACGGGGCATATAAAGGCGATTTCGATGAATTGACCGCCGCCCTCGGCGATGTCTATCTCGGCAAGCGATACCGGTTCGGGGGCGCAGCCACGCCGGGCCTCTCGCCGGGGTCCGTCAACACCCCGACCCTCTACGCGACCGCCCGCGTGGGCGTGTATGCCGGCTTCTCGAATCACTTCGTGGATGCCGGGCAGGTCTGCATCTTCGTGTCCGATGACGGCGCGGAGTGGACCAAGTACATCATCCTCGCCAGCGGCAGCGGGGAGCCGAATTATCCTCTCGGACCTATCGTTGAATACTTCACCATCGAAGCGAAGGATGCCGCCGTAGTTAAGTTCTACCGCTCCAGCTACGGGGAAAGCTACGGGGACTTCAAGGTCGAAGCCTCCACCGATGGCGGGCAGACTTGGACCGAGGTGACCGCCACATCGGAAGGCGCGGAGGTCGCTGACCTTGCCGCCGGGGAGAAGGTCCTGCTCCGGGGCACGAATGAGGTGTACGGGTACAACAAAGGGTCCAACACTTATGTCAATTTGGCAAACGTTCACGCGGACGGCCAGTGCTATGTGTACGGCAACATTATGTCCTTGATAGGTGGTAGTGATTTCGCCAAATTGAGGGAGGTCAAGGACGGCGGTTTCGCCTACTTCTTCTCCGATTTCGACAAGCACCGGGAGGGGACCTGGGTCGAATGTAAGGAGGGCACGAAATTGGTGCTTCCGGCGACCACCCTCGGTACGCGCTGCTATTTCTCGATGTTCCAAGGTTGTACATCGCTGGAAGCCGCCCCGGAACTTCCAGCTACCACCCTCGCATTGGGATGCTATTTCTCGATGTTCCAAGGTTGTACATCGCTGGAAGCCGCCCCGGCCCTTCCGGCGACCACCCTCACGCAAGGCTGCTATTTCTCGATGTTCCAAGGTTGTACATCGCTGAAAGCCGCCCCGGCCCTTCCGGCGACCACCCTCGCCCCTTCTTGCTATACCTCGATGTTCCAAGGCTGCACCTCGCTGGAGGTGGCCCCGGAACTCCCGGCGGGAAACCTTACACAGTCCTGCTACAATGGAATGTTCGACGGCTGCACCTCGCTGGAGGTGGCCCCGGAACTCCCGGCGGGAAACCTTGCATCGTACTGCTACAAAACGATGTTCGCCAACTGCACGGGGCTAAAGGTCGCCCCGGCCCTTCCGGCAACCACCCTCGCATCGTTCTGCTACAACTTGATGTTCGACGGCTGCACGGGGCTAAAGGTCGCCCCGGCCCTTCCGGCAACCACCCTCGCGCAGGCCTGCTACGCAGGAATGTTCCGAGGCTGCACGGGGCTAAAGGTCGCCCCGGGCCTTCCTGCAACCACCCTTGCGCAGACCTGCTACAACTCGATGTTCGCCAACTGCACCAACCTCGCCTACATCAAGGCTCTGTTCACCACCACGCCGGGAACGACCAACACGGGCGACTGGGTGAAGGGTGTCAAGGCCACCGGAACCTTCGTGAAGTCTGCCGCCGCCACTTGGAACGTATCCGGCGACAACGGAGTGCCTACGGGGTGGACCGTGGAGACCGCGTAAGCCTATGCCCACCGCATTGACACGATTGGGGGCGATGGCCCGCAGGGTCCGGGTTTCCACATCCGTGGCCCTGTGGGTATGCACCCTCGCCTCCATCGGGTTGTTTGTTGGGTCGTTCCTTGTCCCTCCATTGGGGGCGATTGACCCCAGCATCTTGAAGGCCGGGGCGGAGCTGTTCGCCATCGCCGCGCTGTTCGTCGCGCGCGAGGCGATAATGGAGGGCCTCGGTGTCAAGGTCACACACGGGGGAACCTCCCTGGAGATCCGCGACCCGGACGGCATCAAGGCCGACCCCGATCCCCGGAATCCCACCGCAATCAAAGGAGACTACAATGGACGCGAAGCTGATCCGGAATGAGTTCGAGAGCGGCCCCGGATACACCCTGGGGCGGCTCTTCGTCGATGAGGGCGGTTTCCTCTGCTGGATCTTGGAACCGGAAGACCGGCACCTGCACCAAGATATGGAGCTGGAGACCATCAAGGCCCGGAAGGTGAAGGGCAAGACCGCGATCCCGGCCGGGCGCTACCGCATCCGGCTGCGGAAGTCCCCCTCCTTCGGCGGCAAATGGTACGCGCAGCCCTACGGCGGCAAGATGCCCTACCTCTGGGGCGTCCCCGGCTTCGAGTCCGTAATGATCCACCCCGGCAACCGCCCGGAGGACACGGCCGGGTGCCTGCTCCCGGGAATGCGGCAGCACGGCATCCGGGGGCAAGTCTTCGAGTCCGTGAAGGCCTGGCAGGATCTGATGAAGTTCTACATCTGGCCCGCGTATCAGCGCGGGGAGGAGATATGGCTGACGATCGAGTGAAAGCGGGCCTTCTGGCCTTCGCTATCGGCGCCGCGTTCATAGTGTGGACGGCGGCCGCCTTCCGTATCGGGCAGCAGGCGGGCAAATCCGCCCCTCTGACGGCCGTGAACGTCCGCGTCGATACCTTGACCGTCCGGGATACTCTGCGCGTCCTGGAGCCCGTGGAATACGAGCGCGTGGTCACGCAGTTCGTCGAGGTTCCGGCGTGGCAGACGGTGACCGTCCACGATACCGTCTTCGTGCAGCTCCCCGCGGAGCGCGCCACCTACCGGGGCGAAGACTACCGGGCCGTCGTCTCCGGGATCCGGCCCGTCCTGGAAGAGATCCAGGTCTTCCCCAAGACGGTCACGATCACCCGCACGGAGACCGTGCCGGGCGCGCAGCGCTGGAAGCGCGTGGGGTTCGGCATCGCCGCCGGGCCGGGCGTTTTCTGGGACGGCACCGCCGTCAAGCCCGGCGCCGGCATCGTCGCGGGCGTCCGCATCAATCTCTGACATCTCATTGTTTCTTTTCTTGTTTGTTCGTAAGACCCCGCCTGCGGCCGTGATGGTCCCGGGCGGATTTTTTTTGCCGAATCCGGCATCGTGTGAAACTTTTTTTTGAAACCCGTGCGAGTTTCAAAAAAAAAGTTTCATATATTTGCGGAGACATCGCGGGATGGAGCAGCAGGTAGCTCGCCAGGTCCATAACCTGGAGGCCGGTGGTTCGAGTCCATCTCCCGCTACCAAGCAACCGTTGTGAGGCGCGGCCCGACCCCTGCCAGGGAAGGGCGGGAGATGGAAGGGGTGGCAGCCCTGACCGGATCCGAAACTTCAGCTGATTTAGGCCCCTGGGGATGGTCCCCGGGGGCCGCTGTTTTGCCCCCTGGGTAATTATCCGGGCGCCCAGGTCCCGGCGACGTAGTCGTACAGCCGGCGCACGGCGTCATCCACGGCCTTCTCCCGGATCGTGACATATCCCATCGTGATGCGGGGGCCGTATGAGTGCCCCAGGGCCGCCGCTATGATCTCCACCGGCGCGCCAGTCTCCAGCAGCAGCGAGGCGAACGTGTGCCGGGCCCAGTAGAGGGTGATCCGCGGGAGCCCGAGGCTGGCCGCGAGGTCCCCCAGGAACCAGTTGCAGTCCCGGCAGTAGTCCGCCTGGCGCCGGACTGCGATCCCCGCGAAGAGGTGGCTCTCATCCCCGCGCCGGTCGATCACCGCCTGCAGCTCGGGCTCGACGCGCACGCTGTATGACTTGCCGGTCTTCCGACGCACGTATTCCAGGCGTCCGTTGTAGATGCTTTCCGGCGTCATCCCGGCGATGTCTGCCGGGTTCGCCGCCCGGCTGAAGAACGAGAACCGGAAGAAGTCCAGGTATTCCCGGCCGCGCTCGGTCCCGGGATCCGCGGCGAGTATGGCGCGCAGCTGGGGAAGTGTCAGGGCCCGGGACCGGGTGTTCGCCGTGGTGAACTTCAAGTCCCGGCAGGGATCCTCACGGATCACGCCTTCCCGGTGCGCCCGCTTGAACGTCTGCGAGACGATTCCCATATAGCTGTTCCGGGTGTTCAGCGCATAGTGCCCGCGGAGGATGGCGTCCACCGCCTTCACATCTTCCACGGTGACCGCCGTGACCGGGCGGTCCAGGAACTTGCCGCACCGTTCCAGCCCCGTGATGGCGGAGCGGAATATCCCGGCGGTCTTCGCCTTCTTGGTCGCTCGCAGGGCCTCGATGGCCTCGCGGACCGTCATAGAGTCCCCCGCGTCCATCAGCTCCCGGGCGAGCGCGTCCCGCACGGCGGTCGGAGGCATCGTCGCCGCGGCTCCCGAGAGGATCAGGTCCTGCAGGACCCGTTCCGCGTCCATCATCAGCTGGACAAGGTAGTCATTCACCTGCTTCCCGTATCCGTATCGTGACCGCATCCGCTGCCTCTTCGGATCCCACTCATCCTTCGCCGCGAAGGCCGCGACGGGCATCAGGGCGGTGTCGCCGTGGCGCGTAACGGCGAGCTTCAGGGGGAACCGTCCATCCGTCCGGTGGGACGGGCGGCGGGTGTCCAGGTAGTAACGCAATGAGATCAAAGCAGTGCAGGTTTTGTGCAGGTCAAACGTTCAAATCTCGCAAAATGCGGGCAAGGGTGGGAAAAATTGCAACACCCGGCCGGGGGTCAATCGGCCCCAGGATGCCGTCATTCGACGAAATCAAGCGGAAATCAGTGTCATAAATTGTGTTTTTGCGCAACTGCTTGATACTCCGCGAATTTGGTGCGCACCCCATTTCCGTGTGCAGGCGGTTTGCACAAAATCACTTTTTTGTCAGTGTCTCGATGATCCCGAGCAGCCGGTCCTTCTCCGCCTGCGCCTGCTCGAGCTGTTCGCGGAGCTGCGCGTTTTCCAGGGCGAGCGCCTGATCCCCCACGGACTGGATGCCGGTGCCGTGTCCGGTCACCCGCTGCGCCTGGCTGATCCGCACCGTCCCCGGCGGCGGGCAAAGAACGCCCTCCCCGGTCAGAAGGTAGCCCGGATCTATTTCCGGAAAGGCTGCGACAATTTTCTGCGACACTCCGTACCCGATATTTTCGCGCCCGTTTAATAGATTAGCAAAGTGCGGCGGGCTGATCCCGATCCGGTCAGCAGCTTCGCGCTGGTTCAATCCCTTGCTCTTGATATGGCGGCGGATATTCTCGCCGATGGTCTGCCGGTCATCCATTGCAAAAAAGTTTAGAAAATGTTTGGAATTACGAAAATAATACTTAACTTTGCATTCGAAACGATAACGAAACGAACAATCAAAAGTATAATAATTTATCCAAATTTCCAAAGTTATGACAAAGCAAGAATTCGAAACCCTGACCGGAATGACGGTCGACGAGGCCACCTTCGTGCACGCCGAGCACATCTACCTCAACGCCGGGGATCTTACCAAGGCGGAAGTCTGCAAGGAGATCAAGGAGCACCCCTGGCTCCTGGAATCCAAGACCGTGGCGGAAATCACCGATACCGCGCGGAAGCTGCATCGCCTCGCCGAGAAGCGCCTGGGCGACATCGAGAAACTGAAGGCCGCTCTCCTGGACGCCTGCGTCCTTGCCGCGGACGACACCACCTGGCGGGGCGCCGAGGAACTGTTCGGTCGCGCCGCCTGCATCAAATACAAGCTCGAGAACGAGAGCGACCTGAACGCGGACGATGTCGCATACATAAAGGAAAATCTCGCCTGATATGGCCTTCGCTAACTACACGCACCGCTACCACATCGACGGACTGTCCGTATCCGTCCGGTCCACGTCGCAGGCTGACGGCCTGATCCGCGCCGTCTTCCGCTGCCGCGTGGCCGCACCGGGCGGCCGGTCCGCCGAGGGCGAGGTGCTCGCCTTCTATCCGTTCCAGGCGGGGAATGAAGCCGCCCGGAAATTCCTCAAGGAGGGCAGCTATGACCGGCGCGTCCTTCGTCTATGTTGTTACCAGGCGCAAGGGGGAATCCATCGAGCTGGAGACCGCCCACCGCCGCCTGGAATACGCCCGGAAGGAGCTGGAGCAGCTGCGCGACGACGCAAAGGCTGACGGCTGCCGGACCATACTCACGCAGGCGGGCTGCTGCCTGCGCTCCCAAAAGGGCGAATCTGTCATCTATTACGAAATTACCAAAATGGAACTAAAATGAAAGAGCAAGAAACCATCAACGCCGCGGCCTATTTCGTCCGCGACGACGCCGGGAACCTCCAGAAGGCCGGTACCATCAAATTCATCCGGCGCAAGAACGCCATCGAAATCGAGGTCCGTTTAATGAACGAAGACGCGGCCCGGAAGATGTCGGAGACCGTCCCGCCGGGCGGCTACCTGATCGTCGACAGGATGTGCGGCGGACGGCTGCAGCTCCTCACCGGCGACATGGATATGTCCGTGCCCTACGCGGCGATCACGTCCCTCATTGACCAGATCAGGGAACGCCTGGAGCTTCCGCTTGTGCAACCCCTCCCCGTCAAACCTAACCCGACGAAATCGTGAAACCGGTCCGCTTTATCCTGAAAACAACCATCTCCGAGGAGCTGGACGAGGTGATCTATGGCGGGTTCGATGCTTTCACCCGGGATCCGGGGAACGACCATCCCTATGTCCGGCTCACACCGGACGGACCGCTGATTCCGGTCGAGGATTGGAAAGACGGCTCAATGCTTATCACGCCCACCCTGCTGCGTAAGATTGCCGGGCACTTCATCGAACTCGGAAAACGGCTGAAGGAGGGCGGGGAATGAAACCGGCCTGGCGTGAATACACAATGGCCCAGTGGGATAAGCTCTGCGGCGTGTCCCCGGACCTCCACCCGAAGGCGGCAGACGGCTTCGTCTTCAACGCGCACGGAGTCTGCATCAATCCGCACGTCCTTGGCCTCGCTGCAAGGGGCTGGCGTATCGGGATATTCACCGCGCAGACGCCGTCCGGGCTGTGGTCACATTGCCGGGACATATCTTTCCCGACCGCCGGAGTCTCTGGCCTTCCCCGGCGCCAAGCTTTCAATGCCGAATCGACCGAAGACAAGGCGCGCATCGCCGAACTGGAATTTGCTGCAGCATTTGTGGCTTTGCGCTCCGACCGGGATAAGGTATCCCACCCGATCTCCCGGCGGGATGCCGACATCCTCCTGCGCCTGATCGCCGAGAAAATCGCCGAGCTGGAGCCCAAGAAGGTGCCCATCTTCACCCAGCTGTCCCTCTTTGACTGAAAAAAATTTGCCCCGGATAGTTTTGTATTTGAAAATAAATACTTAATTTCGCACCTAACAAAAGTGTAATAAAAATGATACCTCTCACTCCAACCCCTGCCCAGGCCGAAAGAGCTGCCCGCGACCGCAAGATCTCGGCGGATTTCTGCGCCTTGCGTAAGGATTTCCCTGCCGCCTCGGTGCGGCAGATCCTGCGCACCATCGCGAGCTCTGGCAAGTACGGACTCAAACCGGAAGGCCTCAAGCGGGTCCTCCTGAGCACCGGAGACATCCAACCCGTCAAGCGCTCGTAGCTATGGTCGCCGTCCTTCCCGCATCCTTCGACCCCGCCGGGATCTACACCGGCCGCCAGGTCTGCGACATCCTCCAGATCGGGACGTCCACCCTCACCCGATACGTCCAGAAGGGCGCCATCAGGCGCGGGCACCGTCCCGGATCCTCCGTCGCCGTCTATTCAGGCGAAGACGTCATCCGCCTCCACAGGTTTATCTATTGACACAACACGACATCAATGAAACGCATCCTCACCAACACCCTCGCCGCCCTGGCCCTTGTCGCCGGGCTCGCCATCGGCGCCGTCTGCCACGGATTCGCCGCCTTCCTCGCCGCCATCGCCCTCGCCTGGGCGGGCGCGGTCACCCTCATCAACGGCAACACCGACTGGATATGGCGCGCATAACGATCTACACGGCCCACGTCAGGAGGCAGTACTGCGACAGCCATTCCCGGATCATCGCCCGGTCCCGCGAGGAACTCTGGGCGAAGATCCTGGACGGGCAGCGCCGCGGCGAGCTGGGCGATGTCCTGGAGACCGGGACCGAGACCGTCGAGGATCCGGACGCCCGGGCCGCCGCCCTGCAGGAATACTTCCGGACCGTACGGACGACCTGCGCGCTGCCGCCGGTCTCCGACCTCCTGCTGATCCGGGACGCGAAGCGCGTGGACCCGGCGGACTTCGAGGCCGTCCGGGCCATCGACCCCTACCAGGCGCTGGAGCCGCGGACACGGGCACGGATGGAGCGGATCCGCGCCGAGAAACTGAACGCATATCTCCGGCAGGTGCCGGACTGAAGACGATAACAAGCCGCTGGTCAAGTTCTTTGCAAGGTATCGGGGCGCGTCTCATCCAGCGCTGACGCGCCTCACGTTAAACTGACAAAACGGGCCTGGAAAGGCAGGCCCCCGGGTGTGAATCCCGGCGGCACAGCGATTTGTCGGCGGCGGCGGAAGCTCCCAGGCTGAAGGATACCGAATAGATAGCACTTTCGACCGCAAGGTTTGAAAGCTATCGCTATAGTTATGTTGACACCCAGGAAAGACTGGGGCGCCCGGGATCTGAGCAGCAGCCGGGCGCACAACTCCGGGGAGGGCTGACCCCCGACCCGGGGACCAAAAAAAAACGCCGCCCGGCCACGGGGGCTCGGACGGCTAACGCAACAACAGCACAAAGATATGGCAAAAGTTTCAGAAAATCAAGTGTCGCAGCCCGAGATCGTGAACCTCGCGCTGTGGGAACAGTTCCGGGCGGTGCCGCAGACGGCGCAGCGCCGGATCCAGGGCGGCCACCTCAACGGCAAGACAGACATCAACCCGGTCTGGCGCATCAAAGTCCTGACCGAGATGTTCGGCCCGGTCGGCTACGGCTGGAACGTGAAGGAGGTGGAGCGCTGGACGAATGAGTGCGCCGGGGAGGTCGCCGCCTTCGTGAAGGTGGAGCTCCGCGTCAAGTGGGGCGGCGTATGGTCGGAGCCCATCGAGGGCACCGGCGGCAGCAAGCTCTGCGGCAAGGGCCGCGGGGAAGGCATCAACGACGAGGCGTGGAAAATGGCGACCACGGACGCGATCTCGGTCGCCTGCAAGTCGCTCGGAATCGGCGCGGACATCTACTTCTCCAGGGACGTCTCCTGGGGCACGAAGTACGAAACTCAAAATAACGGCCTACAAGGGCCGCGAAACTCCGCGCCGGGGAATTACACCGGGCAAGGGGTTCAGGGCCGCGGAGCGGCGCGTGGGGCGGCAAATCCGGGCGAATACGGTCCCGGTCCCGTCCGCGCCAGCGACAGAGCGCCCTACCAGGCGCCTCCGGCGGGAGATCCGAACTACCAGCAGCCGGTCGGACCGCGCAAGCATCAGGCGCGCGTGTGCGAGATCGCGGACATCCAGAAGGGCCGGGCGGTGCGCCTGATCTCCGAACTATCCAAGTACGACTACGAGGATCCCCAGGCGTGGGCCGCGGGTCTGGCCTGGCTCCGGGATCAGGTCGTCCTGGGAGAAGGCGCTGAAGCGGTTATCGTGCAGAAGGCCGTGGAGATGCGCGAAAACGCGCAGCAGCAAGTAGTTAACGGCGTTTTTCAAAACTAACGGTTGAGGTATGCGAAACGAAGACTTCATCGTCATCCAGGGGTGGATGCTGGACCTGGACCTGACCGACAAACAGCTCAAGTTGTACGCCATTATCTGGGGCTACTCCCGGGACGGGCGCAGCCGGATGCGTGCCAGCTCCGCGCACATCGCAGAGTGGCTGAAATGCACCGAGCGGACCGCGCAGCGCATCCTCCGTTCCCTGGAGGATATGGGCCTGGTCGCACACGAAGTGGTGGCCGCGGCAAAGGGCCGGATCTCTGAGTTCTGGGCTATCCCTCCCGAGACCGCGGAAGCCACCCCGAGCGGAGCGAAGACCAAGATCCGGTGGTCCGGAAAGGGCCAGAAAAGGGCCGGAAAAAGGGCCGGAAAAAGGGCCGGAAAAATTGATAAACGGGGGAGGGGGGATCACGACACGGATGTCGTGACCCATCACGACACGGATGTCGTGACCCATCACGACACGGATGTCGTGACCCCTAAAGGTAGTAATAATATTCTAACAGTATCCCATACAACAACTAACAACAACAACTCGCGCGAAGACGCGCGTTCAGCTGCTTGTGGAAAAAGTGAAAACGATTGGGTCCCGCCTACCGTCGAGGAGGTAACCGCCTACGCGAAGGAGCAGGGCTTCGCGGATCCCGCCGGATTCGCGGACTACTACGTCAGGTACCAGACGGAAGCAGGCTGGCAGACCGGGAAAGGCAAGGACCGGCACCGGATAAGCAACTGGAAGCTCAACGTCATCCAGTGGTCCCAATATCGAAAGAACCAGGTATTCTCCCAGCCTGAGCGCGCGTCGCGACCGGCGCGCACGGCGGAGCCCCGCCGCAAGCGCGTGGTACCGGTGACGCCGGAAGAGCTGGAGGCGATGCTGTTCTAACACGCGGGCGATATGGCAAGACAAGACAAACCACCGGTCCAGATCCTGGATATCCCCTTGCCGGAGACGCGGCGCATCGAGGCGCAGCTGCTCGCGGACGTGGTGACCGCCCCGGAGACGATGGGCGACGTGCAGCCGCTCATCCACCCGGATTTCTTCACGGACCCGGACCGCCGCGGCATCTGGGAGACGATCGTGGACCAATACGAGCACGGGCGGGCCTTCGACATCGCGACCCTCTCGCAGGTCATCGGGAGTCCGTTCCTGCAGCAGGTGCTGCCGTTCACCGACCGTCCTGCGACCTCCACCACGGCCCTGGAGCACGCGACGGCGCTGCGCACCGGCGCCGCGAAGCGCCGGGCCTACATCTCCGCCGTGGCCTTCATCCAAAAGGCGGTCAACCCCGCCGCCGCGGAGCTGGACGTCCTGGCGGCCGCGGAAGCCTTCCCGTCCGCCGTGGAGGGCCCGGCCCCGGGCCTGACCGAGCTCTCCCTGGCGGAAGCCGTCGAGGCCGTCCGGACCGAGGCGGAGACCGAGCGGCGCGCCCGCGCGGAAGGACGGACCACACGCATATCCTCGGGCATCCTCTCCCTGGACGGTTTCATCAACGGCGGCTTCAAGGCCGGGCAGCTGATCGTGCTCGCCGCGCGCCCCGGCGTGGGGAAGACGTCCCTGATGCTCCACTTTGCGAAGACCGCCGCCCGCGGCGGGGCCCCGGTCTACGTCTCCACCCTGGAGATGACCGGCACGGAGCTGGGTGAGAAGTTCGTGTTCTCCACGGGGCACGTCCGGCCCGCGGACGTCGCGTCCGGGAATCTGGACCGCGCGGCCTTCGACGCGGCCGCCGCCGAGCTCTCCGGCCTTCCCGTCCTGATCAACCAGTTCTCCCGGACCCTCGACCAGATCGTCGCCCGGATCACCCAGGCGGTCAAGAAGGGCCGGTGCTCCATCGCATTCATCGACTATCTCGGTCTGATCCAGGACACGTCCAACCTCGGGGGCGGCGTCAAGCTCTACCAGGTGATCGCCAAAATCACCGGCGACCTGAAGGCCCTGGCCAAACGCCTCGGGATCCCCGTGGTGCTGCTCTGCCAGCTCTCCCGGGAAGCCGTCCGCGACAAGCGGTCCCCGGAGCTCTACGACCTCCGCGACTCCGGATCCATCGAGCAGGACGCGGACATCGTCCTGATGCTGGAGCAGGAATACAGGGACGGCCGCCTCTCCATCACGGCCTGGCTGCGGAAGAACCGCGGCGGACGCCGGACGGGGACCCGCCGGGGAGACCTCGGGTTCGTGCTCATACCAAACGACACCTATTCCGCCTTCACCGAGGGCGGCATCGTCAACGAGGACGACCTGCCGGAAGACACGCGCCCGGCACCCATCGACGTCACGCAAAGCAAGTTCTACAACCCGGACCGGTTCCACGAAACAGCCCGGGACAATGATGAAGAATTACCATTTTAACACATTATGAACAAAGAAGTTATGCAAATAGGCCCCTGGAAGGTTCTGGACGACGGCACGATGCTGCACGCCTCCCCGGCCTATGTCATCGACGGCGCCCGCCTCGCCGAACCGAACTGGATCCAGCATATGGCGGAGAAGCGCTGGGTGGACCTGCGCATCTTCGTGCGCGCATACCTCTCCGCCTGCCGGGTCCGCGGGCTGCAGACGGTGACCATCCGGACCGATATGATGTTCTGAACTATGAACGCGCTCCAGATCATCGGCGTGATTGTCGCCGGCCTCGTCATCCTATTCGCGGCCATCATCCTGGTCGTCTTCGTGTTCATCGCCCTGGGGGCGGCAGAGGAGGAGGAACCGCGATGAAGCACCACTCCAACTTCAACGACCTCACCGGCCGCCGCTTCGGCCGGGTCACCGCCCTGGATTACCTCGGCCGGGACGATTACCGTATCTCGCTCTGGAAATGCCGGTGCGATTGCGGGACCGAGTTCGTGGCACGGCGAAACAACCTGGTCGGCGGAAAGACGCGCAGCTGCGGCTGCTACCGGACCGAGGTCTCCCGCGCCAACATCGAGCGCGCCCACCGGGCGTGGCGTCTCCCCGTGGTGGTGACAGCTCCGGACGGCATCCGCCATCTCTTCGCCTCCGTCATCGAGGCCGCCGCCTGGCTCCGCTGCAGCCAGTCCACCGTGTCGCGGAAACTCGCCTCCGGGAAGGCCTTCCGGGGGCACATGATTGAAAAAATGAACTAAACCCCAAACAAATGAACGCAAGACAATCCACCGGCGGCATTTCCTTCGCCGCCCTGCTTGGCACCGTCTTCCTGGTGCTGAAGCTCTGCAACGTGATCACCTGGAGCTGGCTCTGGGTGACGGCCCCCTTCTGGCTGCCGCTCGCCGTCGCGGCGGTGCTCTATGTCATTGGCAAGATCCTGATCCACTTCTCGAAATGATCCACATCGGAATCGACACCGGCCGGAGCACTGGCTTCGCAGTATGGGACAGGTCCAACTTCATCGAGCTGGACACCCGGCCGCTGCACCGAGCCCTCTTCGACGTCCGAGACTACGCCCAGTGCTTCGGCGCCGATATGGTCACCGTGTACATCGAAGACGCCCGGCTCCGTACCTGGATTCCCCGCGAGAAATCCCTGGCCGAGTTCAAGGGCCGCGCCCAGGGCGCCGGGTCCGTCAAGCGGGACGCCTCCATCTGGGAGGAGTTCTGCGAGGACTGCGGAATCCGGCTGGTGAAGGTCCCGCCCAAGTACAACACCACCAAGCTGAGCGCCGAAGCCTTCGCCCGGATCACCGGCTACAAGGGCCGCACGTCCGAGCACGCCCGTGACGCCGCGATGCTCGTTTTCGGAAAATGAAACCAACAAACCCCGCAACTGATATGATACAACGCAAAGGAACCGTGGTAGGCACCGACGCCTTCTTCCGCGAAATCGCCGTGGGCGACGAAATCCGCGACATCGAAGGACGCCTCTACACCATCGACCAATTCGGACGCGCCAAGCCCCTGGACGGGGGCAACGCCGTCCCCCTCCGCAACGTCAAGGAGCCCTCCGTGGTCCGGAACTACGCCGGGCCGGACCTCCTTGAAGCCGCCAAGACCGCGGTCCAGAAGGCCAAGGCCGCACCGGCTGAACCGGCTGAACCGGCACCGGACGTCGAGGTGAAGGACGGCACCATCACCTCCAACTTCGACCGGTGCCTCAAAGAGGCCGCACCGGCAACGCCGGATCCTGGAACCCCTTCCAGCGAACCTTCCGAAACCACCGGAAAGATGTCCCAATCCCCGGACAAACCCCGCGCCCGGGGCCACCGTCCTAACAAGACCGGCTTCATCCGGCTGACGAACCTTGGGGTCCCGTTCGGTCTGAAGTGTGTGGAGGTCCGGGAGATACTGGAGGGCGCCGGCATCGAGATCGTCCCGTCGGGCCGCCGGAAGGAGAGCGCGATCCGGAAGGACGCGGGCCCGGCGGCGCAGCGCGCGTTGGACGAATGGGCGGAGATGCACACCTCGCCCGGCTGCACGATGTCCGCGGACCTTGAACCCTGCGCCTTGGGGACCTCCGACCCCGCGAAGGTGTTCACGAAGGACGACGCGTGGCTCATCCTGGACGATCAGGACCTCGCAGACGAACTCCGCCGCCGCGGCTACGAAGTGACCGCCATCAAGCACGTCGAGCTATGATGCAATACATCTCACAGCGCGCACGGGTCGCCCCCGCCACACGGCAGGAGCGGCCCCGCCGCATCGGGGTACGGCCGCGCCCGGCTGGCATATTTCCCGGCGTGGAACCGTCGAAGCAGGACATCGTCGAGGCCCTCGCGAAGGCCCGGACCGTCGAGCGGCTCGTGGAGAACATCACGCGCCGACCCCTCGACGCCCTGACCCGGGACCTGGCGCAGACCGTGTACGTCTATCTCCTGGAATTTCCGGAAGACAAGCTGCAGGACCTGCACCGCTGCGGCGAACTGACGTACTTCATCGTCCGGATCATCATCAACCAGTGGGCCGGGTCCCGTTCGACCTTCCGCCATCAGCTGCGCAAGTTCTCGCAGTTATCAGTGGACATCGACGCCCCGGACATCGACGGGAAGCTATGAACGTCCGGAAGCTGCACCGTCTCGCCGCGAAGGTCGCGCCGGAATACGCCCCCTGCCTCTCGACCGAGTGCCAGGACTCCGAAACCACCGACCGCGTCAAATGGATCCTGGAGAACCGCCTGACGCGGAACGACCGCGAACTCCTGCTGCTCTACGCCGATCGGCAGTCCCTCCGCGAAGTCGCCCGGGACATCGACAGCTCCCACAACACCGTGCGCCGGAATCTCATACGGATCCGGGGCATCATCATTGAAAACCTTGAGAAGTTCGGACTATGAACTTATACCTGCAAATGCTCGCCGCCGCCTGGGTCGCCGTCTTCATCGTGGACCTCTCGGGCTTCACGGACTTTTGGCGCGCCCTGCTCGCCCGCTGGCTGAAGACGTCCCCGGAATGGCTCCGCACCGTCAAGCCGTTCGGCTGCTCGCTCTGCGTGACGTGGTGGACCTGCATCATCCTGGCTGCCTGCCACGGCCGCCTCCTGGAGCCCGGCCCCTGGGCCGCGGCCGCCGCCCTCGCCTGGTTCACCGGGCCCATCCGCGCCGCCGCCGTCAGAATCCGCGACGCCGTCCTCTCGCTCATTCAATTCACTAAACATTCACAACAATGATCTACAACGACCAACAATTCGAGGCCCTCGCGAAGTTCGAGGACGCCTTCGTCTCCGCCATCGAGAGCAACTACGCCTCCAACCCCCCGGGCACGGAGCAGCTGAAGCTCATCCGCGCCACCTACATCGCCGCCACCGGGGCGCGCAACGTCCCGGAAGACTACGGCTGCAGCACCTGCGTCATCCGGCTACTCCGGAAGGCCGGGCGGCTCTGGTTCGAGGACCGGGACGCCCGCATCGCCGCGGCCAAGGACGCGGAAGCCGCGAAACTCTCCGCCCAGCAGGCCCTGGACGAATCGGCGGCGGCGCCATCGCTCGACATCAAGGTTGACGGGGACACCGTCGAAGTGTCGACAACTTACCTCGCCCCTGAACAGGCCGCTGCTGCCGCCTCCGGGCCCGCCACGGATCCCTCAACGCCCGCGCCGGGCACCAACACCACCAAGACCGTCAAGGCCGCCCAAACGGCCCCAAAATCAAAAACCCCGAAAAAATGAAAGTAACCAAGATCACCCGCGTGGCCGTGGAGCGGCTGCGCATTAACGAGGGGCAGCTGGACTGGCTCCCCCGGAACCCGCGCACCTGGACGCAGACGGACATCGACCGCATGGTCCGGAGCGTTGAGGAAGACCCCGATTTCGCAGACGTCCGGCCCGTGCTCGCCGTGCCCGGCACCGGGAAGGAGCTCATCGTGTTCGCGCACAACCTGCTGACGAAGGCCGCGCAGGTCCGTGGAGACAAGACCCTCCCCGTGGCCGTGTTCGAGCCCGAGAGCGACGAAGACCGGGAGACCATCCGCCGGCTCGCCGTGAAGGATAACGGCTCCTTCGGTTCCTGGGACACGGACGCGCTCGCCAATGATTGGGACGCGGACCCGGACGTCCTGGAAGGCTGGGGCGTCCCGGAATGGATCACCGGCGGCGCGGGGAAGACCGCACCGGCCGGATCCGGAAACGAGGGCGGCGGGGATTCCCCTGGGGAGACGAAGGCGAAGGCCCCGAGCCTCCAGGCGCTCATCACCTTCCCGGACGCAGACGCCCTCGCGGACTTCGCGGCGAAATATGCCCCCGAGATCATCGAGCAATACGACGCGCAAATCGTGTACTGATATGCAAGATTCCTTCGGCGTCCCGTATCAGGGCAGCAAGCGGCGCCTCGCGCCGTCCATCGTTACCATCCTTCCCCGCGGGGACGTCTTCGTGGATGTCTTCGCCGGGGGATGCGCCGTGACGCACGCGGCCCTGCTGTCTGGCAAATGGGGCCGATATATCGCCAATGACATCGGCATGGGGCCCCAGCTCTTTCTCGACGCCATCTCCGGCCGCTATCGGTACGAGTCCCGCTGGATCAGCCGGGAAGAGTTCCTGGACCGGAAGGACGCGGACCCCTATGTCCGCTTTGTCTGGAGTTTCGGCAACAAAGGCGACGACTACCTCTACGCCGCCGAGCTGGATCCCTGGAAGCAAGCCCTGCATTATGCGGGCTTTTTCCGCGACATGGACCCCTTCCGCAAGATGGGCGTCACGGACCTGCCGGCACCGCCGGAGCGCCTGACACCCGGGGACCGGGTGCTGTGGCTCGCGAAGCGCATCAACGCCAGGCACCTCCGGATCTATCGCGAGTGGTTTGCCCGGGAGATGCTGGAGCTCTCCGGCGAAGACCTGGAGCGCGCCATCAAGGCGACGGAAGCGGACGTCAAGGCGCACGCGGCCGAGCTGCGCGCCTACCTCCGCGGGGCGCTGGAAGCCTCCGGCCGGAAGGCCTCAGACGTGGACCGCCACCTCGGCACGAACGGAATGGCCGGCCACTATTTTGGCGCGAGCCAGTGGGCCTTCCCCACGCCGGAAGCCTATGCGAAGCTGCAGGAGATCCTGCCGGGGCTGGACCGCCCGTACAGCACCTGCGGTGCTTACCTCCAACGCCTCCAAAGCCTCCAACGCCTCCAAAGCCTCCAACGCCTCCAAAGCCTCGAAAGCCTCCAACGCCTCCAAAGCCTCGAAAGCCTCCAACGCCTCCAAAGCCTCGAACGCCTCGAACGCCTCCAAAGCCTCGAAAGCCTCCAACGCCTCCAAAGCCTCGAAAGCCTCCAACGCCTCCAAAGCTTCCAAAGCCTCGAAACGGCGCAGCTGGACTACCGGGCTTTGGAGGTCCCCGCCGGGGCCGTCATCTACTGTGACCCGCCCTACAAGGGGACGGTGGGATATGCCGGGGCGGGGGGCTTCGATCACGCCGCCTTCTATGACTGGACCGTCGAAAAGGCGCGCGCCGGGCATCCGGTCTATATCTCTGAGTACGATATGCCCCGCGACCGGTTTACCTGCATCTGGACCAAAGATGTCTCCCAGCTTATGTCCTGGTCGGGAGACACGGGCAAGGTCGCGGAGAAAATATTCATCCCCAAGACTTGACGCAAATCATCCAATTCACAAATGAACAAAATTGATAAACTATCCGCCATTCAGGCCGCGGCCGTGACCGTATTCGTCCTCGGGGTCATCGCCCTCATTATCTGGAGCGCCGGACCCGGGCCCGATTGGATCTTGCCGGTGGTTTTCGGTGCGGTTGCCGTCGTGCTAATATTCGTCTCCGCGTATGTGCTCATTTCCACCCGATAAAACTTGATGCAAATGCCTAAAATCCTATTCTCCAAAGACAACCAGCCGGACCGGAAGCATCCGCCCTTCAGTTCGACCAACCAACCCGCGAACCGCGGCCGCAAGCCGCGCCTCGCCAACCTACCACCGGACGCCCGGGAAGAGATCACCAAGGTGCTCTGGCACGCCCTCACCCTGCCGGACCGGCAGACCGCCCAGGACTACCTCAACCGCGCCGCCGCCGAACTCCCCAAGTACGGCTGCCTGATCCAGGTCTATGCCCGCGGACTCATTTCCAAGAACGGCGCGGACGTCGCCGATCAGATCCTCGACCGTCTCTTCGGGAAGCCCAAGCAGACGACCGAGATGAACGTGGGGGCCGCCGCCGGGTCCGCCATTCAGATCACCGTGGGCTCGCAGCAGACCGCGGACGCGCTCCGGAAGGTGCTCGCCACCGGCGCGCAGCCCCGCGATCCCGAAACGCCTGAAGACTGATGCAGACATCCCGGACGTTCGACAAGATCATCGAGGCGCTCGCCGCCGGTCCCCGGTTCCTCGACAACCGGGGCGGGGCCCGGTCCGGCAAGACCGTCGCCGAGATGCAGGTCGCCGCGCTGCTGGCGGACAATGACGCCCGCCCCACGGTCACCACCGTCGCGTCCGACACCCTGCCTCACCTGAAGGTCGGGGCCATCCGGGATTTCAAGTTCGCCCTCCGGGACGCCGGGCTGTGGGACGAGGGCCGCTGGTCCAAGTCCGAAAGCCACTACACCTTCCGCACCGGGTCCGTCATCGAGTTCCTCGGCATCAACGACACCCCCGGCAAGGCCCTGGGTCCCGCCCGTGACCGCCTCTTCCTCAACGAGGCGAACCTGCTCAAGTGGGACACCGTCCGCCAGATGCTCGCCCGTACCTCCGGGCTGGTGATGTACGACTACAACCCAGCCGCCCCTTTCTGGGGGACGGAAGAGATCCCGAAACGCGGCCGCTACGCCCTCGTACATTCGACCTACCTGGACAATCAGTACATTCCCGCGGAAGTCCGCCGGGAGATCGAGGCCAACAAGGACACCGGGAATTGGTGGAGGGTGTACGGGCTCGGGCTCATCGGCCAGGTCGAGGGCCAGATCTTCGACTTCCGGACCGTGGACGAAATGCCGGACCCGGCCGGATACCTGGAGAGCTGGGGGATGGACTTCGGCTTCACGCACGATCCCACCACCGTCATCCGCTGCCTGATCCACACCGGCCGCCGGGAAATCTACGCGGACGAACTTGTATGGCAGACCGGAATGACGAACCCGGAAATCGCCGCCGCTCTGAAGGACCTCGGGATCACCCGGACTGGGCGCGGCCGTCCCACGGTATGGGCGGATGCCGCGGAGCCAAAGAGTATCCGGGAGGTCGCAGACTACGGGCTCGACGTCCAGGCCTGCGACAAATCCGTCAAGGTCCACGAACAGCTGCAGCAGCTGCGCGCCTGGACCATCTACGTCACCCGGCGGTCCACGCACCTGCACGATGAAGGCCGGAAGTATCTCTACAAGCAGCGCCCGGACGGCACCTACACGCCCGAGCCTATCGAATTTTTCAACCACGGCATCGACGCCCTGCGCTATGCCGCAATTTCCCCGCTCCAGAACGCCGGGGCGGGCATATATCACCTGCGATAATGATAACAAGCTACGACACGATGCCCTTCGGCATCTACCTGAAGGTCCTCGACGTCATCGAGGACAAAGACCGGTCCCCGCTGGACGTCCAGGTGGGGCTCATCGCCTTGCTGGACGGCACCACCGAGGACGAGGTGCTGGACCAGCCGGTCCCCGAGTTCCACAAGCGCGCCGCGCAGCTCGCCTTCCTGGAAGCCCCGGCCCCGGATCCGAAGCCCGTCCCCCTGCCGCGCGTCCTGAACATCGGCGGGATGGACCTGCGCACCATCGACGACCCCGCCGTGATGAATACGTCGCAGTTCGTGGACTACCAGACGCTGGTCCGGCAGGGCCGGTCCGCGTGGCCCGCACTCCTCGCCGTGTTCCTGGTCCCCTACGGCAAGACCTACGGCCACTCCGGCGACGACGATCCCAAGGCGTATGACATCGAGGCGGTCCGGAAGGCCGTCGCGGAAGAGCTGACCGTGGTCCAGGTGGAGGGGGCCGCCGCTTTTTTTCTGATGCGATGGAGGCGGCAGTTAGGCCGTTCTCTGACATCCTTGAACCGGCGCGTCCGGCGGCTGCTCCGGACGGTCAAGGACCCGTCCCTTTCGACTCCACTGCGGAAGCAATTGAAGGATTTGGAAGAACTTGGGGCTGGATTGACGCGGTGATCGACATCGCGCACATTATCAACGACAAATGGGACGCGGTGTGGGAGATGCCGATGCTGGTCTTCCTGACCCTGCTCCGTTACCGCCACGACCGCGCCGAAATGGAACGCGCCCGGAACCGCCGGGCCCTCAACAAGTGACACAGATGGACCTCAACACTCACGACCTGCCGCACCTGCGCGCCGCCCTGGAAGGATACGCCGTCGCGCTCCGCAACGCCTACCAGGACAATCTCATCAAGTCCGACCGCATCGCCACCGGCGACCTGCTTAACAACATAGAGACCCAGGTCAAAGGCCCGGACGGGAACACCTGGAAGGTGGTGTTCTACCTTTCGGAATATTGGAAATACGTCGAAGACGACACCCGGCCGCACTGGCCGCCCCGGGACGCCATCCTCAAATGGATCCAGGCGAAGCCGGTGATCCCGAGCCCTGACAAGAACGGCCGCGTCCCGTCCCCGAAATCGCTCGCCTTTCTGATCGGGCGCAAGATCGCGAAGGTGGGCACCAAGGGCTCCCACGATCTGGAGCGGGCCGAAACCGAGACCCTCACGCACTGGAGGGTGGAAATCGCCAAGGCCCTCCAGCTGGATATGACCGAGGGCCTGCAGATGTACATCGAGAGCACCTTCCGCGAACTCAACCCCGCCCCCGTCGAGATATGACGCGGACGGGGTCCTTGCATATTTCCAGGCAAAACGATCGTTTATGGCCTATTCCCAAAACCCCACGCCGCTCTGGGCGGGCAGCCCGCAGACCCTGCTCTCCGCCGCCGGTGCCGTATCCTACACGGTCCGCACCGGGGACGACAACGCCGTGATCTATTCCGGCCGCGCCGTGTCCCGTCCCGGCGCCAACTCCGTGACCGTGGACATCGCGGACATCGCCGCGGACTACTGCCGCCAGGAGATGCCGGCCTTCCAGGCGGACCTGGACCACGACTCCCCGGAAGCGCTCCTCGTCAAGTTCAACCGGCCCTTCCTCATCCAGTCCACGTCCCCGGCGGTGAGCCGGACGGTCAACTTCTGCGCCGACTGGAGCTACCGGAATGACGCGCCCCGCTTACGGTTCCTCTCGGACCCGGTGCTCGCCGTCATCCCCGGCGGGGGCGTCGCCATCGTCTCCGACCTCTGCGTCCCGGCAACGTCCGCGGCCCTGAAGGCCGGGGCTACCACCCTGGCAACCATCCCCGGCCTCACGGCGTCCTCTCCGTACAACCTTCTATTCCCGGTCGCGATGCTGGACGCGACATCCGTGACCGTGACCTGCGGGACGCGGTCGCAGACTTTCAGCGTGGATGCGTGCCTGAAGAACGCACTCTATTACGTCAACGCCTTCGGCGGGTGGGACTGCCTGCCGCTGGCCAACATCGTCAAGGGGCAGGACATCTTCACCCGGGCGTCCGTGGCGCTGGATTTCGTACCGTCCTCCGTGGATCCGCGGAGCCGCCGCGACTTCTTCGTCAGCTCGGAGCGCACCTTCCAGGTGCAGACGCCCTGGCTGACGGATGCGCAGTCCGCCCGGTTCTCCCTCCACGTCCCCGGCACCGTCCTGGCGTCTTTCTTCCACAACGGCGCCTTCTGGCCGGTCACCATCGACGACACCCAGATCGCCGCGGACCTCACGGCCTCCTCCAACGGCCGCGTCCCGGTCCGCCATACCCTCACCCTGCGCCTTGCGCAATACCGCTTCCGGAAATGATGGACGTCCAGCTCTACATCGGCGACGTCCGCGCGGACCTCGGAAACGCCGGGGAGTTCGTTCCGCTCTGGACCTACACACGGGACGACGCGGACGCCCCCGCCGCCGTCAGGAACTCATACACCAAGACGGTAACCCTTCCCGCCACACCGGCGAACAATGGGATATTCAACCACATCGGGCGCCTGGACCGGCAGACCCTCTCCGGGCAGTTCACGCCCCTGGCCCGGGTCCCGTTCCAACTCTACAACGGCCGGTCGGAGATCATCGACCGCGGCTACGTCAAGCTCGAAAGCATCGCCCGCCGAGGCCCGCTGGTAGTCTCCTACGATGTCACCCTCTACGGCGGCATCGGGTCGCTCCTCTACGGCCTCACCTTCGCCGCGGACGGCTCCCGCCTGACCCTCGGGGATCTGAGCTATCCGCTGGACCGCTCCGACGAACAGACGGCCCGCCCGGCCCGGGACATCCAGGTGCGCCTGGACTCGCAGAACATCGCGGCCGCCTGGGCCGCTATGTCCGGCGGACCTGACGACAGCAGCGAGACCGGCCTGCTCAACTTCGCGCCTTGCCAGAACGGCATCCCGGACCGGAACTTCGACGCCGGAAAGGCGTACTACAAGCGAAGCGCCGCGTCCATCCGGACCGTGTACGACGGGATCTCCTTCACGTTCCAGGATGACGATCAGGTGACCTACACCACGCGCAGCGACGCGAACGGCGGCGTCCTGATCGACCTCGGGATGAAGGCCACCGAATGGGAGGTCCAGGACTTCCGGGCCACGCAGCAGCGGCCGGTGATCCGGCTGTGCAGAATCTTCGAGGCGATGACTCTCCAGGAGAACGACACCGGATCCGGGTGGCAGCTCACCCTGGACCCGGATTTCTTCAAAGCAGACAATCCGTGGTGGGAGAACGCCTGGCTGACCCTGCCCATTCCGACCCTCAACGGGGCGGATACGGACCTCGCGGAGATCCTCGGTGGCACCGCGTCCCCGGCGGACTACCTCGTCAGCTACGCCAAACTGATGGGCCTCGTCTTCGTGCCGGACACGGCTACCGGCACCGTCGCCCTGATGTCCCGCGACAAGTTCTACCAGGACGGCGGGAACTACCAGACGCCGGTGGACCTTTCGGACCGCATCGGCGGGGACGGCGAAGACGTCGCGCCCTACCTGATGACGTCGCGGATCTATGATTTCCAGCTGGACGGCGCCGCGGCTTTCGTGGACAGCTACCGGGAGCGCTACGGGCGCGAATACGGCGGCTTCCGGGTGGACTCCGGATATATGTTCGACGCGGCCGCCGTGGACGTCCTGAAGGGGAGCTCCCTGCGTAACGCCGCGGACGTCCGGGAGAGCTCGCCTTGGTTCCGGATCTACGGACGGAACCCGCTCACCTTGTCGCTGAAGCAGGCGGCCTTCCAGCTCGCCAAATATCAGCTCTACAATGAAGGCGCGGACTCCATCAAGTCCAAGACCCTGCAGGTGGAGTTCCGGCACGCCACATCGGCGCCGTATGCCGTCCCGGCCCTGCCGCAGTTCCACGATGAAAGCGGCAAGCCCACGGACGGCGCCGACGCGCTTGTCTTCTTCACGGGGATGCAGACCATCGCCGGGGAGGTGGAGGTCATTCCCGGATACGTTACCCTTTCGCAGCTGTGGCACCTGAGCGACGACAACGCGGCGATGCTCGCCCTCAACAATGGCGTCCCCTGCTGGAACATATCCCCGGAGGCGGACGTGACGCCGGTGACCTCCATCCCGGTCTTCCGCCGTTGGTTGGTACCGACCGGCAGCACCGCCGCCCAGGCGTCGTGGGACCTCGGGACGCCGTCCCTCATCGCGGTTCCCGGCGATTCGGAGACCGACGCCGTGACCATCTTCCCGGCGCGGTGGGAGAATTACATCGCCGACCGGTTCGACGTGGACGCGCTCGTCCTTCGCGCCCGGGTGGACCTCTCCGGACTGCAGGTGGGCCCCGGACTGCTCCGCCGCTTCTTCTGGTACCGCGGCTCCATCTGGAGCCTCAACAAGGTCGAAGATTACAACCCGCTCACCCCCGGCCTCACGACCTGCGAGTTCGTGCGCGTCAAGGATGTCAACAACTACGTCGCTGGGCAAACCCTCATAACCGTCTGACACAATGGAAGAAGTAACCGTTCTTGAATTATCCACCGGCACTTCGGTGCAGAACATCCGCGAACTGCGCGACTACATCAAGGGCCTGAAGGAAGACCTGGACCGCGCGGACCAGTCGCTGGAGCAGAACGCCGCCACGGCGGAAGAGCTCCGGGCCGCGCAGGCCGCGCTGAAGGATGCGATGTATGCCACCACGCAGAGCGCCGGATCCCTCCAGGAATCCACGGACGCCCTGTTCGACGATACCGGCAAGCTCACGGCGTCGTATAACGACCTGGTCCATCAACTCGCGGAGCTGAAGAGCGCCTGGCGCTCCACGGACAGCGAGATGGAGCGCGCCGCCCTGACGGACAGCATCAACAAGGTCAACAACCAACTGAAGGAACTCGATGCGAGCACCGGCAACTTTTCCCGCAACGTGGGTAACTACGCCAACAGCTTCAAGCAAGCCTTCGGCGACCTGCCGCCTTTCCTCGGGCAGACCAAGACCGCCGTGGAGAACGTGACCAAGTCCCTGGACCTGGTAGGCAAGCAGCCGGTCCTCGGCCTCGTTATGCTGCTCGCCCCGGTGATCCAGAAAATCACCGCCGCCCTGAAGGATAACAAGACGGCGATGGACGC